TCAGCGTATCAAGGGCGGTACTACTCCCGCTTACCTGATTTCCAATGTGCAGTGGGGAACAAGCAACACTCCAAGCACACAGTTCAGGATTTCGGGCGGAACATTAGACGCTATTGGTTCACAGAACCTTACGTCAAACTGCACACCAATTATGCTGGTTCAGGCACAGGGCTCTGTGGTTGACGACATTGCTATCAGCAACGTCTTTAACAACCCCGCGATTGAGCTTAACGGATGCTCGTTTACTGTCTGCCAGAACATTGAACTTGAGGGCGCAGGATCTAACAGCACACAGGCGACTGTGCCAGCTATCAGGCTGAACTCTACCTCATCGTCAACTACACCTACGGGTCTAGCTGGTGGGCTTTACAACAACGCTGTGTGCGCAGACATCTCATTGCTTAACTGCTCAACGGTGACAAGTGCAAGAACGTTCATGAACTACGGTGAACTGGCTGGCAGTGATAAGTTCGCAGCAGGCCACCCGCACAATGTCATCTCACTTGTTAGCTGCTCCACAAATAACGCATCTAATAATTCGTTCCCCTTTGACTCGTCTCACTGGACTACGTTCTCCACAACAGGCTGCATGTTCTTTGAGTCCTACTGGCCATCTGAGCAGGTAGACTCAGTTAACACGGCAAATGCCGGTAGCGGCTGGTCGGGAACACTGTTCTATATCATGCTTCCTAATGGCCGGGTAGAGCTTACCGGACAGCTTACTGCCCCATCTTCCAGCGTTAACAATAACACTATTGTCACGCTGCCTGCCAAGTACAGGCCAGTATTCTCTGGTGTACAGTTCGGTGTGGCAGCAACCGCGACTAACAGCGGTACTACGTCAACAATGACATTGGGAACTGACGGAACAATAAAGTCCAACGGTGTCTTCGCTAGTGCTACAGTGTGGGTCGGGCCAATCCAGATTCCTATTGCTCTGTGATAAAATTGTTCTGATGGCCAAGCGTGCTATCGAAATTCCTTTGCTGAAGTACATTTGCCAATACAGAATCCGAGGTTGTTATGACCAGAAAGTCATCAGGGCTGCCTGAGGTTACAGTTGAGCCTGGCAGAATAGAGGATTTTGTTAACGGTATTTACGGAGCTAACAAGGCAGCAAACAGAAAGGCTTACGCAAAGGGAGCCGTGATTGCTGCTATCGTACTGGGGCCAGAGGTAATCAGAAGAGTCAAAAAGAAGGCCCGCTGATGCCCTGGTTATTCAATGAGGATGCTGCGTTAAAGGTTAAGCTTCAAGGTTTAACAGTAACAGACGCCAACGCTCCTAACGGCAGGCCGGTACCTGTTCGTTTCAGGCTTCCCGAAACTGAGCCTGCTAATCTCACCTACCCTATCATTGTGATTTCCCATGCTGGCTGGACACCTGCCAGTGACCGTGAGCACAGGGGATTTACTCAGCTTCCCTATGCTCCTGAAGGTTTGCCTACATGGTGGAATGATAGCGGCGGAACTAATTTGGCTAGCGATACTTTCGCTCCTGCGGATAGCCCGTACCGTACGTACTTCCCCATTCCTTACAACCTTGACTATCAGATCTCTGTTTACTGCCGGTTTGTCCGTGAGCACATGCTTCCACTGAACATTGCGCTGGCAGGATATGACAAGCTCCATCCCAGGTTCGGCTTTCTTGACGTGCCTCAGGATGGTACCAAGAGAACTCTTCAGCTTCTAGGTGGCCCCGCACCTACAGAGGCGTACGACGAGAACTCGAAACGAATTTTCAGGTTGGACTATCTTGTCAGGGTTTTCTCAGAGTTGGTGCCTGAAGTAGTTCAGACAGTACTGACTACTGCGGTTAACCTTGACTTGAGTATCTACAATAGTGAAACAGACTTGACAGGCTCAGCACTAATAGAGGCTAAAGGTATTCTCAGTGTTGGTGCAAGCTCGGCCTGGAATGTCAACTCAATTTAATTACTATGGAGTATCTAAATGACAACACCTAGCTTAGAGCGTCCAGGTATCTACATTAATGAAACCTTAACACCGTTAGCTGGTGCGCCTGGTGTTCCCGGTCAGTCTGTGGCGACGTTTGCTGGTCTATACAACATTGGGCCAACCGTTCCTACACTAATAACATCATGGAACGAGTACACACAGACGTATGGTTCCTTCGCACAGGCCAACGGTAACTACCTGCACTACGCTGTTTACCAGTTCTTCAACAACGGTGGTTCTGCGTGCTACGTTCTCCGCGTTCCCAATTCGGATGCGGTAGCAGCCAGCCTGGTTCTTCAGGACGTTAACACACCACCCGACAATGCCCTGACCGTTAGCGCCATTTCTCCTGGCGCATGGGGCAACAACCTGTTCGTCGCTATCACAACTGCTGGTAACCCCGGACGATTCAATGTAACTGTATACAATGGCGGCACAACAAATGCTTTCCTTGTAGAGAACTTCATTGACCTTAGCATTAACCCATCAGACACACGTAACGTAGTAAACGTTATCAACTCGCCTATCGCTGGTTCTGACTACATCAGTGTAGTGTCAACCCTTCCTGGCGCTTATACAGCGGGTGTCAGTGACCTGGCTCTGATCTCACCGTCAGCGCTAACTGGCGGCGGCGATGGTGTAACTGCACCTGACCTTACTCAGTCAATTCCTACCTCACTGGACATGCTGTCAGGTACGATCCTGAACCTGAATGTTCCTGCACTGACTAACACGTCTACAGTTAATGCGCTACTGACATGGGCTGCTGGACGTGGCGACGTTATGATGGTTATTGACGGACCTTCCCCAACTCCCCCTGAGTCTTCTGCTCAGGTTGTGCAGAACTATGTGGGCATGGTAACTGGCGGTAGCCCGATTACAGCGTCTTCTTACGCCTCACTATATGCACCATGGATTCAGATTACTGATCCTTCATCTAGCCTGCCGAATGCTACCCGCTGGGTGCCACCGGGCGGTGCTGTTCTTGGCGTTTGGAGTAACACAGACAACAACACTGGTCCGTACCAGACTCCTGCTGGCATCACATATGGTGGTATTAATCTGGTAAATGTTGAGGCAAGATTCACACCGACTGACCAGGCTAACCTGAACGCCAACAACATTAATGCAATCAGGTTTGTCAACGGCAACTCATACATCATGGGTGGCCGTACTCTTGCTCAGGGATACCCGGACAGGTACCTGGCGGTCAGGCGTATGCTTATCCAGCTAGAGCATGACTTCACTGATCTTCTTCAGTTCGCTCTATTCGAGCCGAACGATCAGACTCTCTGGGATCAGATCGATTACACGCTGGACAATTACCTGAACGGCCTAACGCAGCAGGGCGTTCTGGGCGGCTCAACAAACGCCACAGCCTACACAATTGTCTGTGACAGTTCCAACAACACTCCTGCCTCTGCTGGTTCGGGCATCGTAAACGTAACGGTTGCGGTAGCTCTTACTTCACCTGCCGAATTCATTATCATCAACATTCAGCAGCAGCAGAACACAGGTAACACAACCGTTACTACTTCTACTCAGTGAGGATTAAACAATGCCAGTAACGCAAAAGTCTTCTATTGCGCACTTAGCGACTGACCCGCTGCGTAACTTCAAGTTCCTGACAACTATCCGTCCTCCTAAGGGTAAGCCGATTAGCCTGGGCTTTATGAGCGTGAGCGGTCTGAACATTACTGTTGACGTTATCGCTTATCGTGAAGGTGGATACAACACCACAACTCAGAAGATGCCTGGACAGGCTGACTTCTCTCCTATCACACTTTCCCGTGGGGTAGCTGTAGGTCACGCTGAGGATATTACGTGGATGAAGGAACTGTTCACAGTTATGCAGGGAACAGGCTCAGCAGCAGCCGGTAATGACTTCCGCAGAACAATTGACGTTCAGATTCTAGATCACCCTGTTACAGCACCAAAGGTTCCGATTAAGGCATGGTTCAGGATCTTCAACGCATGGCCAACTTCTATTGCCTGGTCCGACCTTGACGCGGGAGCCAACCAGCTATTTATCACACAGCTAGTTCTGGCTCACGAAGGTTTTGATTACAGCCTGGCAACCAACATCGGAAACTCGGACGCCAAGACACCGTAAACCTCGCCGTAACAGCGAAGTAATACTATTAGGAGAACTATATGCCAAGAGCACCACGAGTAGCAGAACCAGAATTCACTGACCCGCTGGAAAATCCAGAGAAGGCCAACGCTGATATAGCTGCTGCCTTAGCTGATGCGACTAGCACAAATCTTCCCGTTATACCAGTGCCACCAGATGATCTGGTTACTTTGCCTGGTGGCCTGGTTCTGCGGGACAGACTTGTGACAACAGCGATTGTAAAGGAACTTACCGGAGTTGATGAAGAGTCTCTTGCCAGGGCAAGTCAGTCTCTTAATCCATTCCATTTCCTTGACCGTCTGCTGAAGTGCGGCGTAACTCAGCTAGGTAATGAGCCAGCGAACATGACAGAGAAGTTGCTAGGTCAGCTTCTTATCGGTGATCGTGAGGCACTGATCCTGGGTATCAGGCGTGCGACCTACGGTGAGAGTATCGATATAGAGCAGTGGAAGTGCCCTGTCTGTGCGACTGAGGCAACCCTGTCTATGGAGCTTTCAGATATCCCTGTCACAAAGATGTCCGATCCTGAAGAGGAAACAACTTTCAAGGTGCCTATGCGTAAGGGTGGGCACGCTGTTGTCCGTCTGGCTACTGGTGACGATCAGGTGTCTATCTTTGAGAAGCCAGAAATATCGTCGGCTCAGCGGGAGACAAAGCTACTTCAGCGTTGTGTCAGTGCCCTGGTTGACGAGTCTGGGCAAGAGCACATGGTTCCGGCATTCCCGTCACTGATCCTGTCAATGTCTATTCCAGACAGGCACAAGATTCTGCGAGAGCTAACTAAGAGACAGCCTGGCCCCAAGTACGATCAGGTCAAGTACAAGTGTGAATCTTGCGGAGAGGATGTCACGGTAACAGTCGGGATTGGTGATTTGTTTCTCGACTTCGGATGGGTCTGATGGGCTAAGCTTCTTTCAGATGTACATGGAGATTGAAGCAATAGCGGACTACTTCATGGCGTGGAGATTGCAGGACATTAAAGAGTTTTCTGTCAGGGAA